AGGACCACAAGGTGACAAAGGACCACAAGGTGACAAAGGACCACAAGGTGACAAAGGACCACAAGGTCACAAAGGACCACCAGGTGACAAAGGACCACAAGGATCACCAGGAAAAACAGGACCACCTGGACCGCCAGGACCACCTGCACCTGTGCCACCACCTCTACCAAAATGTAATGGTCAAAAAATAAAACTTATAAAATGCGATACAAATAAAACAAAGAAAAAATGCAATGAATCTTATAGTTATGGTTCACCATCACCAATTTACCCATTTCCTTATTTATTCAATTGTAGTTGGAATGGTTCAATGTGCAATACAGAACAAAAACTATGTGAATTACAAAATTGCAGCGGTTCTATAGTAATAAATAACAATTGTGAAAATATAAAGGATGATCAATCCAAGTGTAATAATAGTTTTGTTTATGATGAACTCACGTTTATAAAAAATTCTTGTGTATGGAACGAAAGTAAAAATAAATGTAATAATCCAGATGCACCAACAATATTCAGCGGAAAACTCTCTATGTGTAAGTTAAATAGGAATATGGTAAATAAGTATAATTTTTAATACATAAAAATAAAACCATAGTATATAATAAAATGTCTCGTCTTAACAGAAGAGGTTATAGTATAGTAAAAACTGAATACAGTGATGAAAAAATAAATCAAATACGTGAAAAATTAACAGTCAAACCATTTATTGTGGATGATTTTGGCAATGGCAAGAATAAGAGTTTCAAGTTATATTTAGAATCTGAAAATAAACTTTATGTTCCGCGTTTTTATGGGATTGATGTATTTGGAGAACCAAAACGAAATAAATTAACTGATGGTGAAACCACATTTGTAAAGTTCAATGGTGATCTTAGAGAAGAACAAAGACCTGTATTTGATATTGCATACAATTCATTAATTACACGAGGCGGTGGTATCATTTCTTTAAAATGTGGTGGTGGTAAAACTGTTTTAGCATTGCGATTATTAACTGAAATAAAACAAAAAACAATTATTTTAGTTCACAAAGAGTTTTTAATGACACAATGGTTAGATAGAATAAGACAATTTATTCCCAATGCAAAAATAGGCAAAATACAACAAAAAATAATTGAAACCGAAGATTGTGATATAGTATTAGCAATGGTTCAAAGTGTTGCAACAAAGGAATATGATACGGGTGTATTTGATGATTTTGGATTATGTATATTTGATGAATGTCATCATTTAGGTGCTGAAGTTTTTAGTCGGTGTTTACCAAAAGTAGCGTCTAAATATATGTTAGGATTGAGTGCTACTCCAAATAGAAAAGATGGATTAAGATGCGTATTTGAATGGTATATTGGAAATATAGTTTATAAATCTCGAGATAAAAAACCGGATGGTTTAGTTGAAGTTCAAATTGTTAAATATTTTGATGATAATCCAAGATATAGTAATATACCACTAACATTTAAAAAGAAACCATGCGTTCCTAAAATGATAACAAATGTTACAAATCATATACCAAGAACTCGTATTATTGTTGATTTGATTGAACGATACAATAAAGAAAAGAGATGTATATTAATATTAACAGATAGACGCGATCATTTACAAATAATTCATGAAATGTTGAAATTACATGATATAGATAGTGGATTTTATGTTGGAGGAATGAGTGCCCAGCAATTAAGAGACGCTCAAGAACAAAACATAATTCTTGGAACATTTAGTATGGCTTCAGAAGGTATGGATATACCTAAATTAAATACTATTATTTTAGCATCACCTAAATCTGATATAGTTCAATCTGTTGGTAGAATATTGAGACAAAAAAAAGAATCTAGAACACACCATCCATTAATCATTGATATTGATGACAATTTTAGTAGTTTTGTGAATCAAAGTCGTAAACGATTAGCATATTACAATAATTGTAAATATACAATTTATATAACCGATTTGAATGGTAATACAAAACTATATGAAAAACAAAAGAGAAAGAAAAAAATTGAAGAAGTTGAAGAATGTTTATTGAGTGATTAAGATTCATCCATTAATTCTTCATCATCATCTGTTTTTGTTCTGCGTGGAATACATTTATGGATACATTGTTCATTCTCAGTCAACAAAGGATATCCCATAATTCCTCCAATATTAACTGCATTTAACTTATTTTTTTCATTATTCATTTGTATATCAAATGATACATATTCTCCAGGAAATACTGTCTTATATCCTTCGGTATTAATATTACTGAAATGGAAAAACATATCATTATCTTTTTGTTCTCCATCACTGATTACTTGGATGAACCCAATACCTTTCTTTCTGTCGAACCACTTAACAATTCCCATGGTGGCGCCATAATTACTACGTTGATTCATTTCGGTCATTTTTATATAAATTATTCTTTAGTCTTTATATATATTTTATGATAAGTGTTTTAATAAAATTAGTATTCTTATTTTTAACGATAATAACTATTAAGCATATAATTGATACGAAAAAGTTTAATTCAAATTCTCAATTAATATATTTAACAGATATTTCTCAATTAGAACACAATAAAACAATTATGGATCCAGTCCAGATAGATTATGATTTTTATAATGATACAACAATAAAACTATTGACTGAATCTGATCCTAAAAGATATTTTTTACAAAATGACAAATGTTTGAGATATAGTGATTTTGAAAACAACAATACAATGATATTTAAAAATCAAGAATTGTTCGGTGAATTAAAATGTGAAACAATTGCAAATTCATTATGTGAATCATTTGTAACTATGTATTCATTTAATAGGTTATTTTATGGATCAATATTTCGTGGTAAATGTATCGCACCTAAAAAACGAAATAAAAATAATACATATTTAATTGGGTGTTTAAATGGTGAATGTATGATTTATTTATATAATCCAAAACACAATAATTATATCAATGATCGAAATGATAAAAAGTGGGCAATCTCTACAACATTGAAAAGAAATCAATTAATATATATACCAACAAATTGGCATTATCGTATTGAAACGGTTGATGAATGTATTTTATTTCACATATCAATAGACACTTATTTTACCAGTTTGTATAATGAATATAGAAATTAAATATTTGTTAATATTATAATGGATGATGAAGCAGATGTTCTTGGTAGATTTATGCATATAATGGATTATTATTATAGAGCAGAACGCAGAGGTGGAAGAATGCCGGATTATTTGTATGAATGGTTAGAAAGAGTTTTACAATCACCAGCTGCAATTGAACAAGATATTATAAATCAATTGATTATGGTAAACATTCGTGATGATCAACTGATGACACCATTGCAAGATGTATATGAAAATGGACACTTAAATTTATTCCAAATATTTTTAAAAAATGGAGCAGATCCAAATATACGAGTAGTAGATAATGTAAATTTTTCTGAATCTATATTAATGTATAGTATAAGAAATGTAAGATATAATTCAATAGAATATATAAAATTATTATTAAAATATGGAGCAGATGTAAATTATACGAATGACGGTGGAACAGCATTACATTATGCTGCAGCAAACAATAATATTGAAGCAACTCGATTGATATTAAAATATTTTCCAGATACGAGACTTATAGATGAAGATGGTGAAACCGCGAGGGATGTTGCAGAAGATTCTGGATATGATGAAATAGTCCGTCTTATAGATGATTATAGGGGAAGACCGTTTGCTGCAGCAAGAAGAATACAAAAACAATCTCGTGGGAGGAGAACTTTAAGAAATCTCCAAAAAGATTTAATAAAAGAACAATCTAAAATGCTAGGTGAACGATTACCAGATAGTGAACTTATGGATCCTTATATTTCACCTATGGATAGAAGAGAATTAATAAAAACATTAACAAGAGACCGAAAACAAAGAAAACAAAGAAAAACAAAAATACAAAGAAAAATAGATTTAGAAGATTATGATTATGATAATGATAAACACTTTTATTTTAGTCCTCGTCAAAAAGTAAAATCACGATCTATTAAATATAAAAGACCTTTTTTAAGAGAATTAGAAGGCGGTCGTCGTCGCCGTAAAAATACAAGAAAAAAATATAGATATAGAGTATGAATTACTTATTGTATATTTCCATCATAACCGTTTTGTTTGTCATATATGTTGAATATAGTGTTGGTGGTATATTGTGGAGACAAACGAGTAGTGGTGTGAAAAGTTTTAATTTTGGTTCATTATTCAATTATTTAATAAATCCATTAAGACAAAAGTTTTTATGGAATAAAGAATTATTAGATGTTAATTATGTATTTGTAGTGATTGTATCAAGTATGATTTATTATTTAAAAATATAAAATAATATTATCATAAATGAAAGATTTATATGAAGTATTGGGTATATCACAAAATGCCGATGATCGTGAAATTAAACGAGCGTACAGACGATTAGCTGTTCAACATCATCCAGACAAAGGAGGAGATGAACAAAAATTTAAAGAATTAAGTGAAGCATATGAAATTTTACATGATTCAAATAAAAGATCATCATATGATCGTTTTGGATATGATTCTGTATCAGGTGGAAGTGGAATAAATCCTATGGATATATTTAAAAATATGTTTAGTGGTGGTGGTATTCCAGGAATGGCGGGAGTTTTTGATATATCAGGAATGATGGGTGGTAGTGCTGGTGGTGTTTTTACAGAAATGATGGATAAAATAAATAATCGTCAAAATAAAAAAAATGTTCGTATTGAAAATATAGGTGTATCATTAGATGAATTATATAATGGTGCTCAAAAATCAGTTGTAATAACAACTAAATCTAAATGTTCGGATTGTAGTGGGAATGGATATTTTAAAAATGGAAAAGAATTGTGTAGTGAATGTGGTGGGTCTAAATATTTAATACAAACAGTACAAATGGGTCCAATGATACAACAATCAAGAATACCGTGTCATGTTTGTAATGCACGAGGATATACAATTAAACCGGGGTTTGAATGTTCAAAATGTAATATGAGTGGATGTATAGATAGTAAACGACGATATAATTTAAATATACGAAAAGGAAATGTTGATGGCAAAGATATTCAATTAAAAGCAAAAGGTGATTATATAAAAGAGTTAGATGTCCAAGGAGATTTAACTATAAGATTACAAGAACAACCACACAATCTATATAAGAGACGCAATAATGATTTATTTATAGAACAAGAAATAGAATTAGCAAAAGCACTTTGTGGAACTACGCTTAAATTAGAATATTTAAATAAAACTTTTATTTATATAAATATTGATAAACCGATTAAACCCGATCATGTTATGCGTGTTCGTGGGAAAGGTATGCCATTACTAACTGAAAATGGAGTAGTTTATGGTGATTTACTAATTTTATTTAAGATCGTATTTCCAACAACAATTTCTGATGAATTACGAGAAAAACTAACAAATGTATTTGAATTAAACCGTGAACATGTATATGAAGAACCGGTTGATATAGAATATTATCGTGATTTAGATGAATTAAATAGAAGTGAAGAAGAGGGTGGAATACAATGTGCACATCAATAAATGGTGACTGTTACAACCATTAATAGTAGCAAAGAGAAACAATAATAAATTACAACAAGATAAAAACAAATAAAAAGAAACCGACACAAATAGATTGTAAATGCTATTAAAAGTGTTAGAGATGTTTTATTGGATTGTAATTTTTATATTTTTAATATTATAATGATTCTGAAATTAGTAATCATATTTTTCATAATTCTTTGTTTATATTCAATGTTGAAACCTGATTGTGGGTGCAATGGATTTACACCTGGAACTTTTACTAAATGGACTGGTCGTAATAATCCAGTAAAGGTGTGTTTAAATAATTGCCAAGGTAATCGTTATGAAGAATATTTACCTTGTATGTATAATTGTTTATCAAATGATACATTTCGCAAACATTATTATCTAAATTAATAATATAAATGGATAGTGTGAAAATATTTTTAGTCATATTAGTCTTTTTTGTATGTATGGTAAATGGTGGTAGTATCATTGATACATTTAAACCATCAAATTATCCACATGATTTCAATAATGTTCAGATAGCAGATCGTTCAAATAAATATATGTGTAAAGACGAAAATGATGTACCTTTTAGTTGTCATGGACAAGGTGTAAGTCAAAGACTGTTTGATATTTATAATGATATGAGTTATGGATGTCCAACAAATTGGTTAATACCTGGTAATTCAATTTATCGTTAATAATAATATTTTTATTATATATAATGAAACCAGCATTGTGTTTTTTGAGTATACTAGTTATATCATATATATTGTACAAAATGATTCGATATAATTTAACTGTTTATCCGGTTTGTTGTTTAGACAAATAAATTTTATATTTTATATAATAAATGGCAGAATATGTTAAGTTTAGTGATATAGTTGATCCAGATTTTACCAAAGTCAAAAATGATATCCAATATGCAAGAACCACTCAAAATCCAGGAACTCAAGTATTTACTTATATGGAATCTTGTAGCGATCCAAGTGTAGAATGGGGATCTGGAAATAAACCTATAGATGAAATTTGTTTGCCAAATCATTTACATATGGAAGGAACGAGTTGTAATAGTATATGGAATAATTCAACAAAGCGAAAAACTATAGTTAATCCTAGATACACTTATCCAAGATAATTAAAGATATTTTTTTAACATTATATAAATTATGAACAAATTAAAACATATAGATCACGGACAATATGTTTTAGATCGAATACAATACAGAGAATATGATTGTGTAAATCCTAATGTAAAACGCAAAGAATACACAGAAAGTGATTGGAATAGCGATGATATTCTAAATAATCCTAAATATTCATATTCACATCTATATTATAACGCAAATCCATTTGTTTATGTAACAACTCCTAAAATGGTGTGTGTATTTGGTTTAGATAGACGATCAAATACAATGAATTTACAATTTACAGATTATAAAACTGATCCACATATGAAAAGTTTTTTTGAGTTCATCCGTAATTTAGAGTTTCAACAAATGATGTATTTAGGATTAGATGATAGTAATAGTGACGTATATACATCACAAATAAGATACAGTAAAAATGATAAATATGATCCAACATTAGTAGTTAAATTGCCTTTCACATATAATAAATATGATGTGGATATTTATCACGATGATTTTCCAATATCTATATTAAATATACAACGATTTTCAAGAATGAAATGTGATATATATATTGATAAGATATGGAGATTTAATGGAAAATATATATGCAAATGGAAAGCAAAACAAATATACGTCCATAACTAAAATAAATTATAGATTTTATAATATAAAATGAGTGAAATTATATTAGTAACATTAGACAATATACATAAAACAGTTTGTGAGTATGTCGAGAAAAAAGAAATCAAAGTAGAAAACTATGATACTATGGTTGATGTATATATTAAGATGGTGAAAGATGGATATGGATTTGTAGTGGATCGTGAAATTGTTAAAACCATTTTGATTGATTTAGCATATAAACTTTGTCCTAATGATGAATTCAATAGAGCATTAGTAATGCACACCTTGAATATTATGGAAGATGATAGTGATTCAGAAGATGATGAAAATGATAATAAAGAAAATTAATTTATTTTTTTAATTCTAAATTTGAAATAATATATAAAGACATACAAACATATATTATTGTTATAATGGAAGGTTTACGGATATCAGTCATAACTGCTACTGCAAAATTATCCAAACCCATAAATTTAGAAAATTTATATAAATGTTTAGAAGTTAATGATACGATACATTATGTTGAACACAAATGTGAAAATAAAGGATATTCAGTGAAATTGACAAGAAAAACAAGAAAGAAGCGAGAAAAAAAATCATTTTATAATCAAGTCACAATTCATGTATTTGATGATAAAATAGTTAATTTAAAAATATTTAACAATGGAAAATTACAGATGACTGGATTAAAATCAGTAGAAAGTGGGAAACGCACAATTGAATCATTTATTCGAGAAATATCAGATAAAAATCGTGAAGTATATGAAGGAGATTTAGAATATAGTGATTATAAGATTGCAATGATTAATAGTGATTTTGATATAAAATATAAAGTAAATCGTGAACAACTACATCGTTGTGTTGTTGATATGGGAATGTGTAGTAGTTATGAACCAACAATTTATCCAGGTGTAAATATGAAGTATTATTATAATACAAACAATACAAATGGGATCTGTTGTTGTAATGCAATGTGTGATGGAAAGGGAAATGCTGATGGAGATGGAAATTGTAAAAGAGTAACAATTGCAGTATTTAATAGTGGGAAAATCATTATTACTGGTGGAAATCATCTAAAACAATTAAAAACATGTCATAAATTCATATCAGGAGTATTGAAAGATCGTAAAAAATATGAAATGGTTGATTATGAAACAAAATAAAATATAATATATATTATTATGAAAATTGTAGTATTGATATTTTTATTGGTTGTTTTATTATTATATTTCAGTCCTAGAAATAGTAATGTTGTTGTAAATACTCAACTCCCTGCAAAAATCAATTATAGTGAAAAAATAAAACGTGAATTAGAACAGGATAAATTTGTAAAACCTCAACATAATTTACTTTTTATATTTAATCAAATGTCTTCTTATGATAAAGTAGTTTTGCATGGTGATTGTCAAACAAATATTTATACACGTGACACAATACCTGAAAATAAAAATGAATATTTAGTTGAGTTGTCTAGTTTAATCTTAGGACATGTGAAAAATATTGATAATGAACAAGATTATTATTTACGAGATATAGATCAAGTTTATTATCAAATGGATAAAAATGAAAACAAAAGATATATAGTTGTTGCTTTTATATATGATATTAGAAATTATTACACTTTAAAAATAGTAATTGATTTTGTTAGAAAATATGAGGAAGATCAATTATATATCAATTCAATTGGTAGTGAATTTAGTAGTAATTATAATATATTAAATAGGTATGATTATACTATTTTTTCTAAAGGATATTTAAAGAACTATAATATGTTCCATAAAGACGCAAGAGCAATATTAGATGAAAATTACAAAAAATATTTTAAATTACAAGGTATCAATGATACATCATTGGAGTTCAATACATACCGTATAGATAAAGCAAACTTCAAAACATATGATATAGATGATTATAATAAATATTATTATCCACCTGGATTGCCAAATGTTGATTCTGGTCCATTTTGTGAAAAACATTTGAATGATTGGTCTAAATATGGAGTTAAGTTTGAAAATCCATATACACCAGGTAGTTGTTTTGCAAATAATAATTCAACAGTTACACAATTGAATTTACCATATGACGCTCCAGGTGTTGTAACAACACGAACAGATGAAAATATGTATAGTGATTATTTTAAACCAGAGCGTGGTAATATTATTCGTGCTGGTGGAGGTGTGCCTTTTTAAATCAAAATTAAAATATTTTTTATTAATATATGATTAAAAATACAGAAAAACTATGGAATGGAAAATTACCTATATTTGCATCTATACCATGGTTAATATTTAACCTGATTTGTTCATTAATAATTGCTTTTATTGCATACTATTATGTTAATAAAAATGAAGAAGAAAAAAAATAGGTCCAT